TCAGACTTATAAGGAGATGTATCCGAACGTATAATTGGTTAAATAGGGGAGGGGTTCGTCCCCTCCCTAATTTATTTGTAATATGTTGAGGTTGTACGTTGAAGCGCGGCCGCCCGTCTATGCGCGGCATGAGGTGTCGTCTATGTCTGTACGAGGGCGACTGGCCGCAGTGTACGTAAGACCTAGGAGTTAAAAGGAGTAATTAAAATGGATAAGAAAGTAAAAGTTGTAAGTTTAGTTTCACAGAGGGTTGTGCTGACAGTACCAGACTTAAGACTTAGACGTGTTTGGGAAAGAAAGGGTGCTACAGCAGTAATTCCTTTTGAGCAGTTAGAAGAGGCTATGTATAGTCCTGGTGTTGAGAACCTTTTTAGAAATGGAGTTCTCGGCATTGATGATATGGAAGTTAAAATTGCGCTGGGTCTTGAGCCAGATGGAGCAAAGGAGCCGGTGAATATTATTACTCTGAATGATGAACAAAGAAAGCGTTATCTTAAAGTAATGCCGGTTTCAGAATTTAGACAGAAGATTAAAGAGCTTCCAATTGAACAAATTAACGAACTGGCGGCATATGCTATTGCAAATGAGATTATGGACTACGATAAGTCTGAAATTATTCAGCAGTATGTAGATGTTGATATTATGAAAGCCATTAAGTTAAATAGGGACGACCAAGCCGTAGCAAAGGAGAAATAAAATGGCTTCAGTCTATGACGTATATGATGCGTTTCTATCTAAAATGTTAGAAGACGAATGGTTAAATTGGACAGATGAAGAAAGAGAAATGGATTGGCGGTCTTTATTAGATGCGGCGATTCCTTATTTTAAGTTTCCTAGAGTTAGCTTGGAGATTCAAGACGATATGTTCGTTGATGAAAACGTAGCCAATGAAGAAATTCAAATACTTGCAACTTATATGAAATGTGAGTGGCTTAATAGAACTATTATGACATGGGAGAATGTTAAGCCATTATATGTTGAAAGAGATTTCTCACAAGCTAATTTAATAGATAAGTTAAAACAATTACTTGAAAGAGAGGAATATAAAGCATTGAAGTTAGAACGTATTTACTATCGTTCTCGCAAGGGCCAGCCATTTACATATAGACAATTGGCAGGAGAGTAAAATGAAATATATTCCTGGTATGGATGAAGGATATGCGAACAGTTTAAAGAATAAATTGTTTGGATTACTTTGCGAATACGAGAAAGGAAGAGAGTGGGAAAAGTTTTTAGACTCAATTATTATTGAGTTATATGGTTTTGACCCAGAGGAAAGAACCATTAATTATTATACCCTGTTTCATAAAATTTCCTCTTTGAGATATTTACGTTATGAGTATTTTAGAAGTACAATTTTTGATTGTATGTCTTTACTTTCAAAACAAATGGAGGGAGACGATGGGATACTATGAGGAAGTATATTTAAAGAGGTTAAATAGATATGGAGTAGACTTTCAATCTCGTTTACAAGGTCAGAGAGAAGAAAATTTCCATAGGCAGTTGATGAAGTCGGTTTATTATGTGGAATTTGAATACGACGGAGAAGTGCGCGAGGGCGAACTTACACCGATGAGACAGAATGAAACAAAAACGATGCAGTATTTATTAACCGACGTACATTTAGATATGCCGAATGGAACAATTTTATTTATCCCAGATAAGGATTATGAATTAAGACCTTGGCTTATTTATTATTTAGAAGATATGAAGGCTAGTGGATATAATAGATATATTATGTTGAAGATGACTCATTTTCTTACTTGGAAAGACAGAGATGGTAATGAGCAGACTTCTTGGGCATACTTCTATGGTCAGGAAGATAACATGCTTAAAGATGAGTTAAAATCACGTAGTAGAAGTAAGGTATTATATACTGAAAATTTAAAGTTAAGTTTCTTTATTTTACCAGTTAATGAGTTTTTAAGAAAAGACGATTATTTAGAAGTTGGTGAAGGCAGATTAAAAGAAGCTTATGTTGTTACTGGTTATGATATACAGTCAACTCCTGGAGTTGAATTCGTATCAGTAGACCCACAATATATTAGAGATTTAACTCCGCCGCCAGAGCAGAAGGAAGGGGATAATAACGATGACTACTTCTGGTTGAATGGAGGTAAATAGATATGAACGTAAGAAATTGTAAAGACATTGGAGTTAACGCTCAATATATAGTGAAAAGGCTTTTAGCCAATCAAAACTTACTAAAACTATTATATTACACTGATAAAGACCCATTGAGTCATGAGGATTTAACCGAAGAACAAATACAGAATGAGGTATTTGGGAAGTTAATTAAAATAGTTCCTCGTGTTGGTCCAAAAGAGACGGCGCACTCAATTATTGCACTTCGAATCGCGCGAGCCCGCGGTTTAGCGTCAAACAGTGAATTTAAGAATGTAATGATTAGTGTGGAAGTTTTTGTACCAATGACTCAATGGATTATTAAAGATACTAATTTAAGGCCTTTTGCTATTATGGGGGAAGTTCAGGAGTCATTAAATAATAAGAAGATTGAAGGATTAGGTAAGTTAACTGGCGGAGATTTTAGTTTAAATTTCTTAACTGAAGAAATTTCTGCCTATGAACAAACCTTCGTATTGACCTCTTATGATTGATGAAAAAATTTTACTTGGCTTTCCGATTGACTTCCAAGGGATTTGTCAAATATATCCCCCTAAAGTAAAAGACGTGGTTGGTAATAAAGATTTTGGTATTTATCAATCATTATTTACAATGACTCAAGAGGAGTTAGATAAGGCGTTTTTACAAGACGAAAATGTACAAAGGGTTCCAACTCCTTTTCAGTATTTATTAATTAACTATTATCAAGATGATGTGGTTAAAGAGAAAATTGAAGAAGCTTTTCAATATTTTGTGCATGAACCGGTTACTATTGTTCCGGAGATTGAGATGTTACTGATTGGGAAGTCAGAAGATGAGTTAGACCCAGATGTAGACCTTGAAAATCCAAGGCTACTTACTGCGGAAAACTATTTTGACTTTCAAAATCAGATACGCAAAGTTATGGGCGTGGAAGCTGAAAAGGCGCCAGACCCAGAAGAAGAAAACTTAGACCCGCGCATTAAGCGGTATAAAATGAAAGTAAAGCAAAGTGAAGAGTTACTTAAGAAAAAGAAGGCTAAAGAAGCTCCGACTTTGGGAACTTTATTGACTGCAATTTGTTGTATGGGAATTGGTTTAAATCCACTTAATATTGGAGAGATGAGCTATGCGTGCGTTCATTGGTTAATTGCAATGGAGCAGCAAAAGGAAGAGTATGATATTGATATACGTGCGCTTCTTGCTGGCGCGGATAGTAAAAAAGTTAAACCAAAATATTGGATAAAAAATATAGACGAAAAAGAATTATAGGAGGCTATATAATATGGCAATTATTCTTGATAAATATGCTATCAAAGAAGTCGCTGACGTTATGTTCTATGAGTTAGACTCAAAGGGCGCTCCTTCTGCTCCAGTTCTTTATCTGGATACTCTTAAGACTTCAACTCTGAGCCAGAGCTCTGAAGTTGTTGACGCTAGAGGTGGTAAGGGTAACGTTAAGATTCTTTCTTGGGATACTAATAAAGAGCTTACCATCGAGATGGAGGATGCTGTATACAGTGCAAAGTCTCTCGGAATCATGTTCGGTGGAGACATGAAGGTTTATGGAGATAAGCAGGAAGTTCTGAAGACTCTCCGTTACAGCCTTGAGTCAATTAAAGAATCTGGAAATGATTATCTGACTTTTGATATTGCTGGTAATCAGCTTTATATCGCTAAGACTTTAGTTTCTGCATTTAGTTATCAGACTACTACTGGTAAAGAAGTATCCGACCCAGTTCCAATGGCTGCTGCTTCGGTTGATTGGACAACTGGTAAGAGTTCAGATGGAAAGCAATCTATTGAATTTATTACTTTCGACCTGTTAGATTGCACTTCAAGTGCTGTAGCTAGGGCTGATGGTAATGGTGTTATCAATGGTGGTGTTACAATTGATATCGGTGCTGAATTTAACTCCAACACTTATTACATCACTGGCGATACATATGCTAGAAACGTTGCTTCTGGTAAGGATGAATTCCTTCAGTTCATCATTCCGAAGGGAAAGGTTTCCGCAGAGGATGTTAGCCTGACAATGGAAGCTGATGGAGACCCTGCTACATTCTCCATGACAGTACAGTGCCTGAAGTCTGAAAGTGGTTCAATGGTTAAGCTGGTTAAGTACAACATTGGTGCTGGTGGCGCAGATGCTATTGGTAATAAGGGTGTTGCTTCGGTTCTTGATGACTTCGAGAACAACCACGATGCTTATACAACTCCTAATGCGGCTATTTCTGGAACTTCGCAGAATAACCCGAACCTGGATTACTAATCTAATAAAGCATTTTAATGGCGGAGGGGCGGTAACGTCTCTCCGCTTTTGTTTAGGAGACATATATGGATAATAAGTTCGGTATGCAAGAACTGTACTTTGTGCAGTTAAAATCCACTTATCCTATAGAGATAGAAGGAAAAGAAATTGCCGCAGGTGAAGTAATCGCGGCATTTGACAAAATCCAAATTAGTAACTTTCAAGAGATACATAAAGAAGTGGCCGCACAAGGTGGCTACTATAATCGAAAGTTGGTAGTTTGGAATAGGACTGAGGGAGTAAATTTAATTTTCACACAAGGTATATTTTCAAAAACGCAGTTAGCGCTTATGAATAATACCCGCTTAATTAATATCGGTGAGAATCAAATTGTACGGATTGCACAACGCGATGAGCTTGAAACCGATAGTGAAGGGAAAATTACATTAACCCACGTACCTATAGATTCGTGGATTTTTGTTTATAATAAAAAAACAGGTGAGAAACTGACGAATTTAACTTGGGTTGATAAGACCCAAGCTATACTGCAAACCCCTCTAGTCTATAAGGATGTTATTGTAGATTATGAATATGGATATGATAATGGCGCGGATGTGAGTTTTATCGGTGAAGATGTCTTTGAGGGGTATGTGACTTTAGAGGGACGTACGAGAATTAAAGATGACATAACTGGCGAAACTCATACGGCAATTATTTATATTCCGAAATTAAAAATTACGTCAGACTTTAATCTCACTTTAGGAACAAATGCGCAGCCAGTGGTAGGGAAGTTTAGTGGAACAGCTTTGCCAATTGGAAATGCGAAAAATTCAAAAGCCTTAGAGATATATTACTTGGAAGATGATATAGATAGAGATTCCGAATGGCGTTAATTTTTAATTAACGCTATTTTTT